AAACAACGGTATCAATAGGGGATGGATTTCAGACCCATACTGTAATACTCATGACGGGGGTTATGAGTATATGAGTGAAGAAGAAATTAAGGAGTGGGATGACGGTGGCGACCCATGTTGTCACGTATTACGTCTAATGTTAGAAAAATAAAAAGGGGAAAAATGAAAAAAATAATTATATTACTATCTATCGTACTATCGACTATATTAGGGGTGGCTTCTTTACAGCCTGCCCAAGCAGAAGACCAAAAGGTTATTGCTATTATTGACACAGCCGTGGACTCTACAAAGATTCCAGGAGTTATTTATGAGGTATGTATTACTATCGTTTCACCAATAAACTCTTGTCCAAATGGACAAGGCTTTCAAGAAGGAGAAGGTTCTGCAAATGTAAGTAATTGGAAAATTAAGGGTATTGATCACGGACATAATATGACACAAGCAGCCCTTATTGCAGCACCAGATGTAAAGGTTGTATTTGTTAGAATGGCTGCAATCGTAGGCACAGGCCTTACAATGCGTATGGACGATGATACGCTTGCAACAGCATTATCTTGGGTATCACAAAATGCAAACAAGTTTAGCATTGATGCAGTTTCAATTAGTCAATCTAGAATTAATTTTGCACCTGGGTCTTGTCCAATAAATACTAAATTTTCAGAAGCAGTTCAACAATTAAAAACAAACAATGTTCCAGTATTTGTAGCGACTGGAAATAATGCCAAGACTAATCAGGTTGGTTTTCCTGCATGTACAACAGATGTTGTTGGGGTTGGTAGCCTTGCTTGGACTGTTCCAAGCGCAGCTAATCCTTTATCAGTTCTAGTCGTACCAAAGAGTGCTAATACTGGTCCTGGCCTTGATGTTTTTGGTATTGCTCAAGAAAGAGTTACATCCTATCGTGGCAGGAGTCTTATCATTTCTGGAACTTCTGTAGCAACGGTAATTGCTGCATCAAAAGCAGTAAGCAAATATAATGGAAGTCCTTGGGAAAGTTACTTAGATTCCTATGTTAAGGTATTGGGATATCCATTTATAGGCTAGTATTATAATAAATTTCATGTCGCCACATGAGAAAACAACCTGAGTAAGTTGTAAAACTGCTCATTTCCTGATATAATGGATATATTACTATAGGAGGTAATCGTGGCAAATAAGGAACAGTCGGGCAATTATAACAAAAAGAAAGAGCCTAAGATGACTTTAAAAGAAAAACGTGTTATGAAACAAACCAAACAAGATAAGAAAGATAAGGGAAAATAATGGCTACAAAAGGTACAGTAGAGGCAATGATTGAAGTTGCAAAGAAAGAAATTGGAACGATAGAGGGACCAAAAGATAATGAAACAAAATATGGGGCATGGATCAAGGTTAATTTTCAACCATGGTGCCAAAGCTTTATGTCGTGGTGTGCAGATCAGGCGGGCGTAAAGGCTCCAAAGTCAGCATCAACTCTCGCAGCATCTGGTGAATTTAAAAAGAATAAACAGTGGTCAGATTCTCGTAATGACGACCCATCTGCAGGAGATTGGATCTTCTTTGATTTTCCAGATGATGGTGTAAATAGAATTTCCCATGTTGGACTATGTATTAAAAACAATGGCGATGGAACTATTCAGGTTATTGAAGGAAATACTTCTGGTACCGCCAAAGGAGATCAACGCAATGGTGGAATGTGTGTTGAAAAAACTCGCGGATACGAAAAAGGTAACAAGAAAAAGCTTCTGAATGCAGTAGTTGGTTGGGGTCGTCCAGACTATAGCACATCGGGTACTCCAAAAAGTGCTAGCCCAGATGCTACAAAAGCAAAGAGCGGTTCTGCAAAGAAAGTCGTAAAGGGTAAATAGTGCCCGCTTATGACTATAAATGTTTAATCTGTTCAACTTCGGTTGAATTTATAAGAGAATTTGGTGAAGACCGAAAGCCGTCTTGTTGTAATGAAATTATGACTAGACAGTGGACTCCGACTACCGCAATTTTTAACGGTAGTGGGTTTTATCGAACCGATAATCGAAAGTGACGGTATAATATGAGTACGATGTTAAACACAATTGAAGAAGTCGCAGAAGTAGAGTGGGTGCTTTCAGCGCTTGATAGGTGTGATAGCTGTTCTGCAAGGGCTATGGTCAGGGTTACTGGACTTAGTGGGGAGTTGCAGTTCTGCAATCATCATTATAACAAAATTATGGAGAACCCTGCTGGATATGAATCAATGATGAAGTTTGCGATTACAGTCTTAGATGAACGTAATAGGCTAATAGAAAATAAACAAAAGGACTTGTAGGCATAATGAGAATTCAGTTAATTACATTGTTATGTAATATTTTAGGGTATAAGGTAACATTACAAAAACAATCTACATCGAGTGGAGAAGTTCGAGTAGTTTGGCAAATAAAGAAGAAGAAATGAAAAAGACAATAGGGGCCGTACTGGCTATAACATTAGCGCTGGTATTCTTTGGCAACCCTGCCAACGCTGCCCCCCTTACTTCCTATAAAAATGCAACAAGTGCACTTAATACACTAGTTGTAGCAGATGAGGTTCGTTCTGGATATGCAAGAGATAAGTTTAAACACTGGAGTTCGGCTGGAAATGGGTGCGACTCACGCAAAGCGGTAATCATTTCTGAGGCTATTATAAAGCCAATAGTTGAAAAAGGATGTGTTATTAAAGGCGGAGAGTGGCTAAGTGTCTATGACAATGTAAAAGTAATGGATGCATCAAAATTAGACGTAGATCACATGGTACCACTAGCAGAATCATGGGACTCTGGAGCCTCTGGATGGACCACAGAGCGCCGACAAGCCTATGCTAATGATATGACAGACCCTAGGCACCTTATAGCCGTTACAGGCCCATCTAACAGATCTAAGTCAGATAGAGACCCTTCGGACTGGATGCCAACCAATAAATCTTATGCCTGTGTCTATTTAAATAATTGGATATCAATTAAGGTTAGGTGGAATCTTTCGGTAGATAAGAAGGAAAAGGACTCGATCTTGGCTCAATTAAAACCCTGCAAACCTACAAAAATATCAATAGTCCCCATAAAATGAAACAAGTTCTCTACTTTACTGCAGATTGGTGTGTTCCATGTAAAAAAGTTAGGCCAATTGTAGAAGAAATGAGTAGAGAAAATCCAGAAATTGGGTTTGTTTTTATTGATTCCGAGATAGAAAAAAATTTGGCAGAAATTTTCCACGTTAAAAGTATTCCAACATTTATTTTAATAGAAAAAGGAATACCAACAAAGAGAATGACTGGAGCAAAAACAAAAGACGAACTGTGGGGATTCATAAATGATGAAAAAACTATTCAAGAGGATGTTCAAGCAGAAAATAAGTACTATGGAATCTGAAGATAAGATAATTGAGTATTTAATTTTAAGCGGTGCCCTTGAAATGGCGGGGATAAATGCGGAAAATGGCGAATTCACATACACTATGACTTCAAAAATGCAAGAGGTCATGCCAGATTTATATAAAGAGCAGTTAAATTTTGTTAATTCTGAAATAATGGGCCTATGGGAAAAGGGGTTTGTAACCTTTGATCTTTTTGAGGACGACCCAGAATTTTCTCTTACTAAAAAATGTACGATTGCAGATGAGGTTAGTCAGCTTTCTCAGCAAGAACGCTGGTCTCTTGAAGAGCTTAAGCGTGTCTTGCTAACACGATAATACGGTATAATGTTTATATGAACATAATGGATATGGGGTAAAGAATGGAAGATTTAACGATAGAAGAGGTAAAGCAATTGGTCAATTTTTATAGACAACGCCTGTCTGAGTCCGAATTCCAGGCATTGCAGTTGCAGATCAAACTAAATCGGGTACCAGCAGCACCTGATTCTGACACAAAATCTTCGGTAGCTAAAAAATAACAAACTACTAAGTCTGGAGGACTTATGGAATATACTCTATATGTGGGGTTGACATTCCTTCTGGCTTGGTATATACTTAGAGTAGTGGCAAAGAAAAAAGAAAAACCTTATAGCAGGGCTATACATAGGCAAAGCGATATGCATAGAGCAATAAAAGGGTTTTTTAGTAAAGAAATAAATAACGGCAAGGCTTCTTCTCAACTTCAAAAAAGAAGGGATGGAAAAAACGTCAACGTTATTGTTATAGAACAGAAGGCGTATTGGGTAGTAGATAATACTTTTTTTGTTGCAGATGCAATTGATGGTCAAGTTAGACGAGAGACTGCAGAACCAGTTAATACGGAAAGCATGTCGGGCGAGGATATCGATAAGATGTGGTTTATATTAGATCACTTAGAGAGCAGGGAGAACAATGATAGTGGCGGTGCAGGGAACAGTTAACTTTGATAGTTATCAGGTTTTTCTGCGTGCCATGGGTGTTGCTCTATCTGGAATGAAAGCTGAAGATAAAGAATTTTTAATATATTCCGCTGGTCCATCAAATGTTAATTCCTATGTCTCTGAATTTTCTAATATTTCAGAAAAGGGAATGAAGTCTAGGGGAAAGAAAATAAAATTTTATAAGGTTCCTTCTTCTTGGATAGAAGAAAATATAGAAACTGTAAACTATCTTGCATTTCTTAGCACACCAAAAGAACCAAACTCAAAGCTAATTGCAATAGCCGAACTCAAAAATATTGAGGTCGGAATTTTTAAAGACTAACGGGGGATATTATGATAATTAATAAATTAGAAAAAATGGAAAGCCTTGTAGCAAAAAACTACAACTTGATCTGGAAAGGTTGGGATGTTGCGGAAATTAAAAAGTCTGACTTCGCTAGAACATCTACGGCTGGTATAAGAATAAAAGATAAGTGGTACATACAAAAGGTGTTTCCTCTAACTCGTAATGGTTGGACCATTGACGACAAGTATAAGGTTTAAATTTGAAGCAGCACATATGGAAAGACGAAGGAAGCTGTTTAGGTCTTGAAACAAACTTATACTTCGATAAGTATGAAGATGACGAGGGTGTAAGACCAACCGTAGACGCACTTTGTAGGCAATGTCCTGTAGCGAAAATTTGTTTTGCTAACGGAATAGCTGGAAAAGAGTATGGTGTCTGGGGCAGTGTTTATTTAGATAACGGTGAAATTTCACGGGAATTTAATAAGCATAAATCTAAAGAGGATTGGGCTAATACCTGGACATCCCTAACTATGGAATAATGCAATGTATACAAATGATATGAAGCGTGCATTTCATTCCATTATCCCACCAAAAAACTTTGGCATAGAGCTAATTGACAACGATACCTTTATTACGATCAAACTATCTGAACGCAGCTTTCTTCATTTTACGCATGATGAAAAGATAGAAGCGGTTAAGTATGTAACCATGGTAAAAAAGGCATTAGAACAAAATGGAGCAATAGTACTAGTAGTTAGGGATGCTCTAGAAAAATGACAATTTTTATATCTATTGCCAGTTATCGTGATCCTGAATTTTTGCATACAATAGAGTCTGCAATTAGTAATGCATCAAATCCAGATGATATTTATTTTGGTTTGGTCATACAAAACATGCCGTCAGAGGTTGTAGATCTTTCTCATATAAAAAATTATTCAGCAGTAAGGGTACATGCTAAAGAAGCAAGGGGTGCCGGATTTGCAAGAGCAAGGGCAATGGAACTATATGACGGCGAAGATTATTATTTGCAGGTTGATTCTCATACCCAATTTGCAAAGAATTGGGATAGGCTATGTATCGAGCAATTAAAAAAGGCACAAGAGATTGCAAACAATAAAAAAATAATATTATCTTATTTCCCTGCATCATATCATGTAGAGGGAAATAAAAGATTTATAGTGAATAAAACAGTTGATCTTCGTACTCCATACCCAACTAAACAGAGGCCACACCTGAATAGCAAACGTAGCTGGACCGCAATGCGAGAAGAGCTAGAGGATCAAACCTTTTCTACACCAGAACAATCAACAACTGTGCTTGGTGGATTTATCTTTACAACTGGAGACATTGTAAAAACAGTACCCTATGATCCAGAAATTAGCTTCTTTGGCGAAGAGTTATGCTTTGCAGTCAGGGCCTGGACAAGGGGATGGGATATATACTCTCCATCTATTAATCTTGTTTATCACTTTTACGGTCGCTCAGGCTATAATAAAATATGGAAAGATAGGAACCTCCGCACTCTCTCCTGGAAAGAAATGGAAACAGCCTCAGAAGAAAAGCAAGGTCGGGTTCTTACTGGAGTCGAGACTGGAGTTTTTGGGGTAGGGGAGATAAGATCCCTGAATGATTATGAGAAGATGGTTGGCTTAGATTTCCATCAATTTTATGGTTTGACAAAAGGATAGTCTAGGAGTATACTGTATTATAGAGAAAGGATCTTATGAATAATGTTGTGATTATTGTGCTTGCTGTTCTTGCGTTATCATTTGCCGCAGCTTACGTTTCTGTAATTTTAAGACTAGTGCTTATGAGTGAGGCATTTAAAAATATGGCTAATGCAAACAACTTTCTTGAAGAGTACATTGCAATAAGCAAAATAAATCCAAAGGAAGATATCCATCAAGAAAATTTTATTAAGTTTTTATCTGATTCTCGAGGATCGGCATATGAATACATAGAAAGTGTTCAGGCTGGATTAAATAAGTTTATAGAAAATGCGGGACCCAGTATAGACTATTTTGATAAGTTTGGTAGTGTACTGAGTACCCCGCTTGATTTGGGTATGAAAAGAATATCAATGGCCTATGTAGAATTAAAAGAACTATTGCCTAAAGAGAACCACTAAAGGAAACCAATGCCAAAAAAGAAAATTTATGCACAAAGCAAAACTCAAATAAAAGATGGTCGTATTGTTAGAATCAATGAAGATGTAAGTATAAAATCTGACCTTGGACCATACCTGGTAAAACAACAGGGGAAAAAATGAATATTTTGGGTATCGTAAAAACAATACTCAAATTACCAGTATCAAAGTACTGGTCATAAAATAAAAAATCATCATATCCTAGGAGGAATAATGAACGATAAATCAAAAGCAGCACTAGCGTCTTATGGACGTAGCGTACTTGGTGCAGCAATTGCACTATACATGTCTGGTGTAACAGACCCGAAGACTCTTGCGTATTCATTGGTAGCAGCACTTGCACCAGTTGCAATACGTGCAATCAATCCAAACGACAGCGCATTTGGTAGACTACCAGATCTAGCCGAAGTTGCAAAGGCTTTAAAGTCTGTAAAAGCTAAGGCAGCGCCTAAAAAGAAGGCACCTGCAAAGAAGAAGTAAAAGACTTCTATGGGATGGCCAGTCTAGAGATAGGCTGGCTTTTTCATTTATGAATTCATAAGTTTTAAGTATTCTTCTTTTAGAGATGCAGGGGAATAATTCTTCATCCCCAAATCAAAGGCCTCTTGTTTTTGAACAGCAATGTCACCCCTCATGTATGCGTCAATTTGTCTAGCTAACAATCTTTGATTAGTTTCATAAACATCAACCACAACCCTTGCGCGAAAAGTATCCATCTTCCCCGATTCCGTTAACCACTTTTGTGGAAGAATTTTATTATTTGGAGATATGTCAGACATAAAAACTGGTAAACCACTCATTAATGCCTCATTCATCGGAAGGCATAGCCCGCCATAACGTCTTGGCAAAACCACGGCATCAAACCCACTATACAAATCAGCATGATTTTCTGGACTGGATGAATCAATTATTATTCTTGGATCAACTCTGCCAAGGTCTAATTGGCTTTGTGTTTTAATAACAACCAGGTAGTCTTCTTTTGAGTGAGCAAGCATTCCGGGAACGATCTCAGTGCCATTTCTATCTTTAGTGGCAGCCTTTCCAGCAACATGAAGAATCCTATTATGTTTTTTAGATGTATTTATTTCCCTAGCATTTTTAAAAAGTTCTGGATCTGTTGGTGGGGGTAGATAGATAACCTTAGCCCGATCTTTAAATAATTCATAAACCTTTTCTGTATGCCAGTGACTTGGTGCCAAGAATACATCTGGCACTTCAATATCTGGGGTACGCATATGTTCTAAAAATTCATAGTTGTATTGCATAATGACTTTTACCCTGTGTCTTTTTGCATAAAGAATAAACTCATTATTGTAGAATGTCTCACAGGTTATTACAACATCTAATTCTTCTATAAAATTTCTTACTTCTTCTTTTCTTAAAAACCCCTGAGCTGAAAACGTTACGTTATATCCTTTATACCATTCCGGGTGCTGTTTGTTTTGATTAAAATGAGACGAATTAATTAAAAGAATTTTGTCTGGATTTAGCATTTTGACTAATTCTCTTGTTTGATTTCCAAGGCCAGTATTATCTGACCTAGCAATTATCCCTAACCTCATTCTTTGTATCCCCAAACATCGTCGTCAGCAGTATATTTACGACCACCTTCACGACCATCTAAATGATAAGATCTTTTTATATTATTTTCGGGATGATAAATCCACAACTTATGTATATTCCAGCCATCCTCACCATAACTATTATAGTCATCCTGCACCTTACCATGATAAAGATCTTCAATGAAAGTTCTATACTTTGATGCAGGCAGGACTACATCCCTATAGTATTTTACCCTTGTTAGGTGTGGTCTCTGGCTCCATTGAATTGTTTTCATAAAACCATCTTCAAGCCCAAGCATTAAGTAGTCGTGCTCTTTTGGTATAGAGGCCTCAAAATGGAAACGAATTGTGTTAGCCTTGTCATACTCAAGCATATTCAAACATTTTTCCCAATCAATTGGAAGATCTGGAGTTAGAGGGGTATCCCCCTCAACATATAGCATAAGTGAAGTATCTATAAGGTCTATAGTATGATTCATCATTGTTGTTTGATGACTATGTTTATCAAATATAACTGGAAAAACATTCTTATATTCATACATACATTTCCAAAGAATTTTACTTTTATATTCATCATAGTCCTTTTTACGAGACTTCTGCTCTTGTCGTAATCCGTCTATTTGCATAATGATTTCATTATCTGGAAAATGCACACGAATATCACTTATGGTTTGATCTATGATTCTTGTGTCTGGATGGCTTGGAAGCACAGAGGTAGCTAAAATTATTGTTATGTCCCTTTTATGCATTTACTTGACTCATAATCTTATTAGCAAAGTCTCTTTTATATTTAAGCCACCAACAAACCAGCCTGTGCATATTATTTGGCCAGTTCTTTAAAACTGTAGGAATGACAGAGTTAAGTTCGTACCAGCTAGCAACAGAGACCATATTATTTACATCATCATTAAATAAATATTCATAGTAATCCTGTTGGACGCCCTTTGGATTAACCCTATCAGCTACAGGGAAAGCCATCATCTCTATTGCTTCATAGAATCTAAACGAGTCTATGCAAACGACCCCAGAGGGGCAAGGAGCGATCTTTGTCTTAGATAGCAGCCTGTAGTACTCCTTTGGCTTATCACCTTTTGTAAAGCCTGCTGTGGGCTTATAGAGGGCATGTTCTATACCTTCCATGACCTCGCCAAGATCTCGTCTACGCTTGTGATTAATTTGTCCAGCAAAATATACATCACAGTCCTTAATAGGATAATCAGGTATATTGTTCTTAATATGCTGGGGAGAACCCTGTGCTAATTTATTATATTTTTCGTGTTTGTTTTTTTGAGGGTATTGAACCCAAATCTCTATATTAGGATGATTAATCTTATCTATATCGAAGGTAGCATGCTCATCCCCATTAACAAATAGAACTACTCTTGATATGTTCTTTAATTCATTAGATACTTCAACTTCACACCCTGCATTTTGTGGACCAGGAATAACAACAAATCCGCGCTCAACTACGGGCAATTTTTCTACACGAACCTGTTCGATACCTTTACGCTCAAAAGCTTCTCTAATTATTCCATAGTCCCACTTATCAGCGGAACAATGTTGTGGATCGTGGGAATATAAATAGGCTTTAATATCACTCATAAAACAAATGAACCTCATGTTGATAATCTAACAACGTTTCCTTGTATCCAAACCCCTTAATAAAGTTTCTTAGGTCATATAAATATTCTTTCCAGTACATCATCATAAATTCTGGATGACCAGATAACCAAATTTTTGGTTTAAATTCAGCCATTACCTTTACGGCACCACCAAGTACACGCCACTCACTTCCTTCAACATCAAGAGAGATAGCTGTGGGTGGTTTAACTCCATGATCGTAAACCAATGAGTCAATCGTAATCTGCCCATACTTATCTGCTTCATACTGAAGTTCTTTAAACCCGTGTGCTGCACTAATAATTGAGTTTGCTTCTGGTGGCCACTCGTTATAGTAAATTCTTGTCAGATCGTTTATCTTATCTGATGCAAAACCAGGAATGCAGGCTATTGGCATTTCAAGATTGTTGTGTTCCCAAAGTAATGGAAAATGAGACCACACCTTCGGATTAGGTTCAAATAATACTGTTTCTGCTCCCCATATTTGACACAAGGCAGGCATCTCTCCCTCTTCAGCACCAATGTAGTACATCACATCACCCTTGCCAAGGTTTTCATGCATTGACTTAAGCCTAGGCTTTTCCCAACCACTTTCCTGATACCAATCGGGCCTGTCGGCACGATGCTTTGGCAGAACAATCTCAAACTCGCCATTGATTACGCACTTAATCATCTCTATCATATATTCAACTTCTTTAATATTTGTGCCCATCTATTCACATATGTGTGGTCTTTCTTGGTTCTTTTATGTCCCGCGATTCTAATCTTTTCTCTTTCTTCATTGTTATCTAAATAATAATCTATCTTTTTTGTAAGATCATCCAGGTTTCCATGTTCGTAAAACACAATTTCTTCTGGTGTAAAGTATTCCTCAAGCCCTTTTATTGCAGGGTAGATAGTAAAACCACCTCTTCCAGTACTTTCAAACAACCTATCACTACTATAATAAGGATAGTTAAAACCAATATTTAAACTATCTCCTACGGCAATCTTGCTTCGGGCATATATCCTATTTAGATCGTCTCCACGGATAGTACCCGTATCTCCATCTCCACCAACATGAAGGAATCTTTTGCCGTATGTCTGTCTTAAGTGATCTATTAGTTGTGGTCTGTATGGATGTTCGTGGTGGTATCTCCTACTCCCGACAAAAATTACATCGTGATCAAAGCGTCTAATATTATATTCGGTATGAATATAACACTCTTTATCATAAACACCAGCAGGAAGGAAGTGTCCTTTAACCTTTGTATTTTCATTAAACCAATCAGTCATTAACTTATCTGTTGCAAAAAAATGACCAATGGTTTTATAAAAGTTGTCTTTTTCTAAATCAACTTGTCTATCAAGACCAAACCAGAGGTCTAGGTGATAGGTCATTGTGGGGATCTTAGCTTCTTTGAGCTGTTTTAAGACGTCATCCATGCTTATATTGCCAGAGGTTTCCCACCCGTGCGTGTGTACCCAGACAAAAAGATCACTCTCTAGAGCTCGTCTTAGTACTTCCTGAGTTCTTGTTTTTTTCTCTTGCATTTTTACGACGGTATGGCCCAAAGACTCAAGACTATTAGCATGATGATTCTCACTACTATAAGATACTTCAAAATTACCCAAAAATACAATATTAGCCATGAACCACCCCTTTAAAGCGTTATAACTATTATAGCACTAAGTTAGATTATGGGGGGGTAGCGATTAAAAGCAAGACTTTACCAAGTGAATTGTAAAAACTTAGAGCGAAAGACGGGGTTCGAACCCGCAACATCCACATTGGCAACGTGGCATTCTTCCATTGAATTACTTTCGCATTATGTCATAGAACGAACACACCAAATAGTTCCAGAAAGCTCCTGATGGGTCTCCCAAAACCCTTCATCTTCAGAGTCATCTAGGCACTTCATACACCTTTTTACGTCATGGTTAGGATCTATATAATCAGACTGCATTTTGTGGATCTTCAGCAGGTTGGTTGTATTTTTTAAATACCGCTAAAAGTTCTTTTACATATTTGTTGTAGTCTAAATCTAAGATTATATTATTATTGTCTAATCTATGAATCTTTATTTCTTTTCCTATTTCAAATAGGATATCCTCAATGTCTTTTTCGATGTTCACTTACCACTCAACGCCAACCCAGAAGCATAAGAAGTCAATACTAATTGAAAACATGTCTACACTAAAACCAAAAGCAATTCGTTTACCATAGCCAATATGAATCCAGGATTTTCCAAGTTTAAATTCTTTATACATATAATCTCCTATTCAAAGTCTATTTGCGATTCAAAGATACTTGGTTGCATGTCATCATCCCTACAACCACAAAAAGCTGCAAGTTATTTGACCGTCAAGGTCTAAGATGAAATTATGTTCACACTGTGTCATATATTAATCATACCACAATCGTTTACCAGTAGCAACTTTTAGTGCCATGTTAGCTGCCTGATTGGCCTGATCCTCTGTATGACAGTACCCAAAAGATAGAACCTTATCTCTATTAGTTAGTGTCCATTTCCAGGGGATCGGAGGAAGATAAAAAGCCTTCTTCCCAACCTTATCAGGAGCAACATATTCCTCTATCGTAATCTTCATTACTGAACCTAGATTATACTTTTATTGCCCAAACATCATCTGCTGGATTAGTCGGTTCTGCTGAAGCAAAATTTGACGGTACAGCAAGAACATCTTTACTCAAACTATAAGTAGTAATAGCAATAGAATCTGCAGTAACTTCATAGGAAGTACGCTTCTGTCCATCATCACCAACCCAGTTATCTTCCTTAATTGTTCCATTAACTATAATTTCTTGACCCTTTTTTAAAGTGTTTTTAGATTGATCAGCTAAAGACTTCCAAGCTTTGACAGTCCACCAGCTTGTATCACGATCTTCCCAAGCACCTGATTCGGTCTTAACACGATCATTTGTTGCCATTCTAAATCTAATACCAGATCCGATTGGTTCTGGAGATGTTCCGATTCTTCCAATTAATGTTATCTTTGGATTTGACATTTTACTACCCCTTTTCCTAGTTACTTATAATGATAGCATGGTTTGGAAGGTTTGTCAATTAAAACTATCCCCGCAAGCACAACTCCCATGTGTATCAGGATTATCAATAGTAAAACCTTGTTTTTCCATTGTGTCTGCATATCCCATAGTAGAATTTTCAAGGTATGGGGCACTCATTCTGTCTACCCTCAAATTAAATCCCTCATAGGGATAGATCTCGTCACCATCTTTTTCTTCATAATCAAAATAGGTTTGGTATTTAAGTCCAGAACATCCGCCAGGCTGTACAACTACCCGCAGAAATTGTTCTTTATCTGGAGTTGCTATCTGGCTATCTTTAATAAGGTAAGCTATCTTTATTTGTGCAGATTCAGTTACTTTCATTAAATTCCTCCACGAAAAGGGTTCGAACTCTTTGTAAGGTTGCATTTACCATGAGATGGTTTGACATTTTTTAAATCATCTCTTCCACCCTTTGATAGAGGTACTACGTGGTCACAGGCTACGCTCATCTGGGTGTTGCGTAGGAGCCTAGGATAGATCTACGAATCTCCATTTGTTGTCTTTCGAATTTACTGGGCCTATACTTATCAGCTAAGCGGGAAGCATTCTTTGTAGCCCTTAGTTGTTTGTGCTGTGAAACCTTATCATTTGTTTTTCTCATATATCAATAGTACCATAGTGTATACTTAAAGTCAAATGGTCTTATATTTAATCTATCACAAAGGCTTTAGAGCCATCAAGATCGGCATATCCGACATATCGGGCAAGCGCTATGCCAAGCATAGACAAAATGGCTGGATCTTAATCAAATATTGGTATTTTTTTGAACGGGATAAAGCAAGACAAATAGAATCTATAGTACTAACTATACTAAGAAATAAATATGGAGTATTTCTAACTAAAGCAGATATGCCTAATGGTGGCTATACCGAAACATTCGACGCAGACAAGGTATCAAGAAAGTCTGTTATCCGTATGATTAATAAAACTATTAAAGAATGTTTATAAATCTCCATCTAAACTCATTTATTCTTCCCAGTAATGCCATATATCCTTGATACAAATACAATCCATGCTGTCTTTCTTTTAACCCGCATTCTTCTCCATATGGACCAATAACAATTGCATCCATCAAACATGCCTTTATTGAATCTACACCAATCATAATGGCGT